ATATAAATAAGTGATAAACTAAAGGCCCTTTAAACACTATGAGTATATTAGAATGGTTTCCCCTACTAAACGAAAGCGCACTAGCACAAAACCTAAACCACAGCCAAAATCCAAGTAGCTATTTGCTTTTAGCTTACTTTCTTGTGTCTGTCATAATTAAAAGAGCTGCCTATCTGGCGGCTTTTTTTATGAGCTGTATGTTGTTTGAGATGAGATTTTTCGACCCATTAAGTGAGGCTAGCTTATATTTAATCACCTTTGCAATATATTCTTACGTAATATTTGTAATGCCATGTAATAAGGCTGTTACTATTGCTTGTGCTATTATGTTAACTCTGTCAATGACGTTAGCTTACGATGCTTATTTTTATGGGTTGAATGGATACTATGGAGCAAGCGAAACATATGTTTACCAAAATATCGAATATCTTGCTTTATACGCTCATAGCATCCTTATCTGTTCACTTATTGATATCAAAAGAATTAAAAACAATTTACGAAGTTTCATTAGTGTTATTCGTGGTTTTTCGGCTAATAGTGTTAATTTTGTGGTTATGTGATAAACTAGTTAAAAAACATACGACAAGATTTAAGCAATGAGTGAGAATATAACGCTTTCGCAATTACTGACACTGATAAACGAGCGCGACCAACACACACAGAAAAAACTTGTTAATGTTATGGACAAACTTGAGCAGTTAACTAGTCATATGGTTATTAGTTTGGAAGATAAAAAGCACGACGAAGAATTTAAAAAAGAGGTTAGAGCGCACATGAAAGAAAGCGCACCTCTTTTAGATTATGTAAGAGAGCACAAGTCAACAGCAGGAAAAGTTAAAACGGCTTTTTATACCGCTGTTATGTTTGCTTTTCTTGGTTTAGTTGGTTTTTCACTAAAGTAATAAAAACAAGCACTTAGTTAACCTCTCTCACTACTAATATAAAGCATCTTAAAGGATGTTTTTTTAGGTTATTAATAATTAAATGACGGCAAAGTAACGGCGAATTATGGCTAAAACTAAAACATCTTTTGATAAAGACAATCAACCTAAGCAAAGAAAGCCAAGAGGTAAAAGCGAACGCACAAAGATACTAGAATCTTTTAAGCGCCTTGGTAAGACAGAGGAAGGATTCTACGACTTACTAACGGAAAAAGCTTTCAACCCTAAAGATCAATTTAGTTTCAAAGAATTACTAAGCAGGCTTTCACCAATCCCTAAAGCAGTCGCACCGCTAATAAAATTTTCATTGAGAAAAGATGGCACAGTAAGCGAAAAGATTGACGATATACTTGAAGCCATAGCCAATGGAGAATTACCTCCAGATATGGGTCATCAATTAATGGCTTCTATGCAGGTTGGTTACAAAGTCAAAGACCTATCAGATTTTGAAGAACAACTGCAAGCTCTAGAGGCTATGATAAAAGAGAAAGATAGTGCCAAGTAAAGCAGAAAGGCTAAAGGCCATACAAGATAGAATGTTATTTTCTGGTAACTCATATCAAGAAACTGTAATCGGATTCGTTTGCCCTAAAACAAAAGGCTTAACAAGTAGCTATCATTTAGTTAAGGGTAAATGGACGGATACAGTAAAAATGCCAAACGTCTTTTTTGCTGAAATATTAAAACCTATGTTTCTTAATCCTAAAAGGTTTACTGTATTGATTGGCGGCAGGGGTTCAGGTAAGACAGTTGCAAAAGCTGGTCATGGTTTAATTAACATGCACGACTTAGGGCGAAACCTAATGTGTATACGTGAATTCCAATCATCAATAACCGATAGTGTTCACGCTGTATTATCTTCAGAGGTCGCAAGGCTTGAGCTAGAAAGCAGCGAAGTGACAGAAAGAACAATTAAATTTTTACACAACAATTCTATGGCTCGCTTTCAAGGTTTAAGCCGTAACCCTGAATCAGTTAAGTCTGCTTTTGGTTTTCTTGATTGGTGGATAGAAGAGGCGCAATTCCTTAGTGAAAAGTCACTTAGAACACTAACTCCGACAGCACGTAAAAAGCCAGTCAAAGGATTGCCCGGTAAACAAAAAGAAATTGACACAGATGATGTTGACCTTAACGAAGTGCAAATGGTTTTTTGCGCTAACCCCGCCTCAAGTGAAGATCCATTTAGTCAACGGTTTATAGTTCCTTTTCAATCAGAAATTGATAGCCATGGAATCTATGAAGATGATATGCACCTCATTATAAAAATGAACTATGACAATAACCCATGGTTTGATGACTCAGGACTTGAGGAAGAGAGACTATTCGATTTTAAAAACCTACCTAGAAGCACTTATGATTGGGTGTGGTTAGGTGGTTTTAATGATGATATTGAAAACGGATTAATAAAGCCTGAATGGTTCGATGCTTGCGTAGATGCACACGAAAAGCTAGGCTTAAAGGAATTAGGCGTCACTAAGGTTACACATGACCCGTCTGATTTAGGGCCAGACCCTAAAGCTGTTGTAATTAGAAAAGCAAACATAATAACTGACGTAATACAGCGCAGTGATTTAGATGTTAACGAGGGCAACGACTGGGCGCTAGGTTTAGCAATAAATGAAAACGCAGACCATTACGAGTGGGATGTAGGCGGCATGGGTGTGACATTGAAGCGAGATGTTAATGACGCACTAGCAAATAAAAACATAAAAGCTCATCAATTTAATGGTGCTTCAGGTGTCGACGATAAAGGTATGATTTACGAGGCGTCAGGTGCAGCAAACATAACCAAGCAATTAACTTGGGATCAAGTATGTAAAAACTTACGCGCTCAATGTTATTTAAAGCTAAGAGATAGAGTATTCAGAACATACAAGGCGGTCACTGAAAATGTGATGACCGACCCGGATAAACTAATTAGCTTTAGCTCTAAGTGTCAGAGCTTAAAGACTTTACGGTCTGAATTATGTAGAATGCCTATAAAGCCAAACTCAAGCGGCTTGTTTGAACTTTATACAAAAAAAGAAATGAGAGAAAAGTTCAAGGTGCGCTCACCTAACTGTGCAGACGCGGTTATGATGAGTGAACGCGAACATGCTATATTGCAACAAGAAACAACAGCAGATGATATTATGGCGCATTACACGCCTAGACATGGGTGATATATGACTAAGAAAACAATAAAAGAGTTAAGAAAAGACTTTGGCGAGTCTTACGATTACTCTAAAGACGCAATGCAAATGTGTAAGGAGAGCATACGCTTTGCTAACCAATACGGAGCACAGTGGGATGGTGCTCCAAAGTCTGACACTTTAAAGCCTGAAATAAACAAAGTCGGAATGAAAGTTCAACGGCTTGTTGGTCAAATGTCTAGGCTTAACTTCGGCGCTGAGATATTTCCAAGCTCAAACGATGCAACAAAGAAAGACGCGCAAAACTTGCAAAACCTATGGCGAACAGATAGCACAAAAGGCCAAGGATTAGAGGCGCAAAACAATGCTAGAGGTGAAGCTATCGCTGGTGGTTTTGGTGCAATGAAACTAGTTACCAAGTTTGCAAGCGAAGAAAATCCCGATAAAGATGACCAGACAGCAGAGTTAACACCAATATACATGGCTTGTGAATCTGTTGTGTTTGGTAAAGAGGGAACACGAAAAGATAAAAGCGACTGCAAGCAGGTATGGCAATTAGATAGCGGTAACTCAATTGCTTTAATGGATGAGTTCGGATTAGATAAAATTAGCTCTTTTGGCTCATACCGCGATGATTCAATAAACACCAACACAACGCGCAACAATGACGAGACTGTAAAAGATGTTATCTTGGCTCATTATTATGAAGTGATGGAAGAGAAGATTAAAACAGTTGTTATCAATGGTGTTGAGTTTATCCGTCAAGGCGGTAAGAAATATTACGAATCAGCAGATAGTGATGTTAAGTATACGCAAGCAGAAATAAATACTATCCGTGATAACATGGAAAACCAAGTGGAGACAGATTCTATATATCTGTTCGAAATACTACCAGACAGAAAAGTTTGCTATGTTAGTTACTCGTTGCTAAGTGGTGATGCATTCCTAATAAAAAATCATAGAATGCCATTTAAGCGCCAGCCTATTATCCCGGTATACGGTTATTACTATCGCCAAGAGGGTGTTGAGAACTTCTTCGGTATAGTTCAGTACATGAAAGACCCGCAGAGATACTTAAATTATGTTTACTCTGGACTCATGGAGTTGTTAGATCAACCGCAAGACGCTACGCCGATATTAACGAAAGAGCAACTAGAAACAACAGCGAAATACTGGCATGGCAGAAAAGAAAACCGATACTCAGTATTACCAATAGATACACAAAAAGACGCTAACGGAATTAGTATACCAACACAGCCTATACAATATTTACAGCCGCCACAGCTTAGCGGGCCATTAATCAAGTCGCTTGAGGCTATGGATGGTGCAGTGGATATACTTGGCGGCTCAGGTCAAACAACACTGCCAGCAAACACAAGCGGCGAAGCTGTTAGAATGATTAATGACAGGCAAGACGACGTATTTTACCCGCTAACAGCAAGCTATATGCAAGCTATGACAAACGCCGTTGAGACTTATATACCAGCAGCGCAAAAGCTATACTTCTCTAACCCTACAAGCTTAACTGTTACTATGATTGATGGCTCAAGGGGTGAACTCATGACCATGACGCAGCAGAAAGTAGGTGCTGGCTTGGGTTATGAAAATACAGCAGCCGGTAGTTATGCGGTAGAAATAAAAGTTGATGAAGGTTACAAGTCAAACCAAGAGCAGCAAGAGAGAAACATCATCGAGAAAATGCAAGCTATTGGTGACCCACAGTCGGCAGAATATAAGATACTTCAACTAGCACTAATACAAACAGGTTCAGGCGAAGCGACAGAGTTATCAAGAAAGATTGCAAGAAACCAAGAAATACAGATTGCTTTATCAAATGGTATAGAAGTCGAGCCGCGAGATGATAAAGAAGCTGAGTCCATAGAGCAGTTCAAGCAGCAAATGGCAATGGCTCAACAGAACCCGCCTGAAGATCCGGCAATGGTATTAGCGAGAGCAGAAGAGACAAGTGCTCAAGCTGAAATGAAAAAAGTACAACTTGATGAAATAAAGCAACAGGTTGACGCAATGCTTAAAGCT